GAAAAAATCATTTGTGATCTTTCATCCAATAAAAATTTTAACTTACCATATTCTGCTGCACCCATGATATTAAACTTAGGACGGCCTTCTCTTGTGCCTGCAATCTCTTGCACAACATAAACAGTAGGTTTAGATATTTTTATATCTTTGTAATCCATACTTTCTTTTTCTTTCATGTTGACTTTATAATAAAATCCTATATACATGTCAATAGAAAGATGAAATATAAATTTAAATTAAAGCCATATGCGCACCAACTTACTGCGTTGGAAAAATCTTGGAATAGAGATACTTACGCATATTTTATGGAAATGGGAACTGGCAAAACAAAAGTTCTAATTGATAATCTTGCAATGCTTTACGATAAAGGTAAAGTAGATGGTGCATTAATTGTAGCACCAAAAGGTGTGATAGGGACTTGGTACAATCAGGAGTTGCCTGCACATTTACCAGACCATATAGAAAATGTGACCGTATTGTGGCAATCAAATATTAATAAAAAACAACAGGATAAGTTAGATCAACTGTTTAAAACAGGTCATGAACTCCACATACTTATAATGAATGTTGAAGCTTTTAGTACGCCAAAGGGTTTAAACTTTGCTGCTAAATTTTTAAGATCACACAAATCTTTAATGGCCATTGATGAATCTACTACGATAAAAAATCCAAAAGCAAAAAGAACAAAAAATATATTATCGTTAAGTGGTTTAACAAATTATAGAAGAGTGATGACAGGTTCACCTGTAACTAAAAACCCACTAGATTTATACACACAATGTCAGTTTTTAGATATTCACCACCTAGGTCATGACTCTTACTATTCGTTTAGAAATAGGTATGCTTTGATGAAGAGTGCTAATATATCTGGTCGTTCAATTAATTTAGTTATTGGATATCAAAACTTATCTGAATTATCAGACAAGTTAAAACCATTTTCATACAGGGTATTAAAAGAAGATTGTTTAGATTTACCGGATAAGATTTACATGAAGAGGGAAATACAACTTACACCTGAACAACAAAAACTTTACAAACAAATGAGAAAAGAGGCCTTGGCTACATTAAATGGTAAGACAGTTACAACGATGACAGCTCTTACACAACTTATGCGACTACATCAAATAACATGTGGTCACTTCTCTGCAGATGATGGTACAATACAAGAGGTTAAAAATAACAGACTAGCAGAACTATTAGATGTATTGGAAGAAGTAGAAGGTAAAGCTATCATCTGGGCACATTATCAACACGATGTTAGAAACATATTTAAAATATTAGAGGAGAAGTTTGGTCCGGGTTCCGTGGTTCATTACTACGGCAAGACGCTACCTGAACAAAGGGACTATGCAATCAAGAAC